TATTTCAGGGATACCAATGTCAGCCATTGCTAATGATTGAGCTCCGCAGAATAAACATGCAGAACCGTTAACGTTAGCATCAGCGCCCCATTTGTACCCAGCAGCACCAGCATTTGATGATGTACCAGTTGTAGCACCAGATGTGTTAAACACATGTCTGAACTCATGCACCATGATTCCATCAACCATTAGACTTGAAGAACCAGAGAATAAGCTTGAACCAGGTCCTCTTACTCCAGCTTGTCTTACGTTAGCAAGAAAATCTGAATCGAGTTTTAGGTCAGCCATTACCTGTGGTGTTACGAAAAGATGGTAAGTTTCGTCGTTACCAGCTCCTCTAAGACCTCTAATATATTGGTCTTTTGCATAAGCTTTTAGATCAACAATAGCGCCGTAAGTTAGTTTGTCAGCTGCAACAGTTGCAGTAACATCACCAGCTACGATACCATTTGTAGCATCAAATCTTCTATGTCTATTAGACGTAGGTGCAGTTATATCAGCTGAGAACGCTAGGTCACCAAGATTTTGTCCAGAGTTCTGAACAGGTCTTAACGCACCATTGTTCTTAAGTGTATAAGCAATACCACTTAGAGTTAAAAATGCTAGTTGGTCCATTCTATCAGCCATTGCGTAAGCAAGTGCATCTCTAGAATGTTCTCTAAAGTTCACAACAGATTTCTGGTCGTTCATTCTACCTGAAAGTCTATTAGCGAATCTTAGTTGATCCAATTGTACTACTATGTCGAAAGCTCTTAATGATTCTTCATTACCTTCGAGAGTGTTGTCTCCAACGATACCGTCACCAGTCATATCGGCTAAAAGAGTTAATACTGCTCTAGCTCCTTTTTCTGATTGAGTAAGTTCAGATATAGTCTGAACCATTGCGTTAGATCCGCTTCCCGCGAATTGGTTGATGAAGGACATATTCCTAGCGACACGCCAAAAATCACGCGACCAGATGGTTAATTGTTCACTGGTCAACGCGGCAAAGTTTGTATTTGCCATGATAATTCTCCTTATCAAAGTTGTTTAAAAACCAGTCGTCTTTTGGAGCGACTACCTATCCGTATACCCATTATCGTAGGGGGAACGCTCTCGTTGTTTGCGGATTACGAATCCGGTTAGTTTTACGCTCTAACAAGCGAAAAACGATTTTTTACAGGAACGACCCTGGTAAGATATCGCTCTTACGTGCGAAGTTATTTAATTTATACCACAGTTTATCCGAAATCACCACGCATTCTTCGTAAAGTTTCTGCGGGTAATGCATCAAACTCTTCTGAGGACAATACATCTAAATCTATTTTTTTCTCAACTTTATTTTTTCCTTTTAGGGTAGGGGGTTGAGATTCAGCAGCTTCTATTTTTTTAGTAGTATTAGCTACTTTTTTCTTTTCTACTATTTTTTCGCCAACTGCATCTTTTTTTGGTTCTTCTGTTGGTACTGTAGGTTTAATTACATATTTAGCTGCTTTATCTAAAGCATCTGCTCCAGAAAAACCTTGTATAATAAATGCATCTCTTAAATCCATAACTTCTTGGGTCAAAGCTTCATTAAAAGTAGCGCTGGTTTCATCAAGCTCTGGGTGAGAAGTTTGTAATTCTATAGCCTTATTTTGTAGGGCTACCGCTTCTGTACTTTGTTGTACAGTTTGGCCCATACGTTCTTGCACTTCAAACAACATAGACTTACGTTCTGCATCTCTAATTTCTGCTCTTAACTCTGCGGCTTTTGCAGCTTCGCCATTTAAAATGTGTTCTTGGTACTCTATTTCTTTAGCCCCAAAATCATAGTCAGGCGCTTTATCTATTGTTTCTACCGGGTTAGTTGCTTCTTGTAGTTGCTTTGTTAAAGCTTTTTGTTTTGCAAGAACTTCATCAAACCTAGATTTTGGAATCATGGGTTCTTTTGGTTCTGGAGTTCCTTCTTGTACTGTTTCAACAACCGGTTGTGGATCTGAGTCATCGTCTGCCAATACTGTTTCTTCTCCTTCACTTTCTGCAACTGTTGGTTCAGTTTCAACTTCTTCTGTTTCTCCTTCCTCAACCTTGCTTTCTTCCGTTTCTTCTGTATCAGGAGTGGGTTCCTGTTCTTCAACTTCTTCAACTTCGTCCTCCTTGACGTTTTCTGTTTCGTCTTCTTCGAGCTCAGCTTTAGGCGCATCTTCAAAATTAAGATCAACTTCAAAAGGTTTCGCATCTTCTTCTGTTTTTTTATCTGCTCCCGGCATGCCGTCAAACATTAGCTTGTCGTCTATTTCGTTAGTATTATCTTTTTTTGCCATAATTAATTACCTCCTGTGGTTTTCATGGCTGCAGCGGCCATTTTAGCTGCTGCGGCAGTATCGCTTTGGTCTTTACGCATCTGATTTGTTAATTCAGATAATTTTTCGCGTAATCCTAATTCTTCACGTTTGGTCTGTATCTTACTCTGTAACTCAGCAACCTTCAACTGTGGGTTGTTTTGTTCATTTTGAGCTTTTGCCATATTTAACTCTGCTGAAGTTTGTAAATTAGTTACTTCTGCTTCTAGTTTAGCAATCTCAAGTTGTGTACTTCTAATTTGTGATTCCATTTGGAATTGTTGCAACTGTATTTGTTGTTCAGAGGGAGGAGCAGTTCCTTCCATTTGTCTGATTCTTTCTGCTATATCTGCTTTACGTGATAAATGCGAGTACTCTACTATCATATCATTTGGTATTGGTACTCCTACACTTCTTAATTCTATGGCTTCAGCAAATTGCATTTCATCAAAATTGTCTCTAGCTGGAGCAGTACCTACAACAACGTCATACTCTCCGATGGTTAAATCGTTTATGACCATACCCTCTGGGGTCATTTGATTTACTTTTAATTTTTGTCTTGGTTTATAAGGATCTGATTCATCGGTGATTTGAATTATACGTTCTTCTGTATAGTAAGTTTGAATCATCTGTAGGACTTTTTCTGCTAAATACTGTCTGGTTTTAGCTAAGTTATCCAACGGCACTTGTAGCAACAAAGATCCTCTACCTTGTTTTGCTTTAATTGCAACACCAGAAACTTCTGGACTATCTAAACCAAGCATAGCATCTGTAATACCACTTATTTCTTTTATATTTCTAGCTGCTTTTTGTCCGAGCCTATCTAAACCTGTAGGTATTTGGTTTGGTGGAATTTTACCAGGAGGAGTAGAGCCACGGTTAAATTCTAATACTAACCCTGTTTCGGCTCCATGTTCTTCAAGGTCATCAGCTGTCATACCAGACAAAGATCCAGATTCTACAATCCAACCGCTGTTTGCCGTTGTGTTCACAATGTGCAGTTCTTGTGAAGTTATCTTGTTTAGTTGTTCTTGTGGTGACAATAAATTTCTTACCATCCCAAACGGTTTGCCTCTACGAAAGTATGGGAAATATGGCACGATTGTAAAATGGTCATACGGAGAATAATCATCAAAGAGTACTACAGTATCTGCGGTCACTGTCCAACGGACTCGTCGCATTTTTTTAGAAATAATATCTAAACCATAATCATCAGCAAACTGTTCTCTTTTCTTTTTGCCCCAAGCGTTTGGTATCTTTCTTTTGTCCCCAGTTACAGGGTCAACATAGTACATACAATCATCTAGTTTGTAATACTGTCTTTCTATAACTCTAATAGATCTGAGCATTCGTGCATTCTCTGGATCCCCTGGGTATTGTTGTCCGTAGTTATATTCATCTGTGTCTCCGTACCTAGACTCTTCGAACTCCATAGAGTCGGCACCTAAAGTTGTACCCGTTTCTGCAAGCATTCTTAATTTATCTGCTTTACTTTGACCATAGGTTTCTTCTATTTCATCTATGCTCATCCATTTGGTTTCAAAAATTTCATTCCATGTTCTTGGGTCGTAATGTTTTGCGTCTGGGTCAATAAGAATATCTAATGGGTCTTTTGCCTCGATTCGAATTTCACCATTTACATGGTCATCAAAATCTACACGAACATCAAAATACCCCCTGTCTTGAATAAGACCATCGGAAAATATTTGAGCTTCTATCCAATCTAATTTATTGTTGTCAGCTATTTGCGCGTACACTTTAGTAAGAACGTCTGCAATTTCTTGGTTGCCCCCACCTCTAGGTTTAAATTGTATGTCTGCTTTTTTTGTACTTTGTTCTGCTAGAACAGCATTAACAGTTGGGAGTATAGTATTTATAGTTAGAGCAGGTCGTCCTTGGTCATCAAGCTGTTGCATATCAAACTCGTCCCATTGTTCTCCACGGTAGTAAGCGTCGCATTTTTTTGCCATGTGGATATAGTCTTCGTGGCCATGATCTCTAGCACGCACATAAGCACTAAACTGAGTTTTTGCTAAGGTGAGTTCTTCCCCTTTACTTAGCTTCTTTTTTGGTTTTTTAGTTGTATACGCCATTTATGCACTCATCGCTGATTTCTTTTTCGAACCCTTCGCTATTAATTCTAACCTATCTCGCCAAGAAGGTACATGTTCTGGTGCTTCATAAAAAGTAGCGTATTCCATAATCATTAAACCAACCCAAGCCAAAGCGTCGACCTGATCATCATGCACGCCGTTAGGAAAACGCAAAAGTTCAGCAACCATTGTTCCCGTCCAGACAGAATCGGAAGGAAAGTAAACTTTACCTTGCTGCATTCTACCTTGAATAGCTCTTGCTCTTGCTTCTTTATCACGTCGCCCTACTTTTAAATCCTTAAAATATGCGGAGTGTAGTCTACGTTCTGCTACACGTTTTTCTAAAAACGGCCCGATAGCCATCTCGATATGGCCTCTCTCAATACCAACAATACCAGGTCTCCATTGTTCATACAAATCTAATATTTTTTCTACTAGTTCATAACCATCGTATTTGCCCCGAACAAGGTCAACTACGAACATATTATCGTACTCATCTATTCCAACAACTAAACCAACAGAAAAATCGTTTCTATCTCTTTGCCCAATCGCCAAGTCCCACGCACAATAATATCGCATCTTATCATACTCGACTTCGTCTGGTTCAAAATACCTAATCATATCTCGGGTAAAGTAATCCCCTTCATCTGATACTGGATTCTGTTGGTACAAAGCGGTCCAGTCTCTTGGGCCAATAGCTTTTTGTATCATTTCTAAAGATTCTAAATTATAACGTTCGGGGTGCAGGGGTTCGCCGTGAGATCTAAACTCTTCGTCTTCCTCTGCTATCGCTGGGTATTTGACTACCTCCCAGGCATCTGCTCCATCTTTTTCTGCAGTCAACAACTTACCAGCCAAGTCATCATCGTGCCAACGCGTAAGAATAACTAGTATTCCGCCACCTGGAGACAAACGTGTATAAGCGGTAGAAGTGTACCAATCCCAAGTTGCCTCTCTATTGTTCTCAGATTCTGCATCTTCTCGGTTTTTTACCGGATCGTCGATCAACAATACGTGCGCACCCTTACCTGTGATACCACCGCCAACACCCGCGGCTACATAACCACCGCCTTCGGTTGTTTGCCAGGATTCTACAGATTGAGAGTCTTTATCGAGTTTTGTGCTTTCAAATACGTTTTTGTAGTTAGGTTCTCTTAATACAGAACGCACTTTTCTAGAAAAGCTCATGGCCAAAGATCCAGAATACGAACAACTAATGAATTCGTGCCCCGGGTTACGTCCGAGATGCCAAGCAGGAAAGGCGATACTAGCTAAGGTTGACTTTCCGTGCCTAGGGGGCATAAAAAGCATTAATCGAGGAGATTTTTTCTCAGCTACATCTTGGCTAAATTTTTCTAGCCTTCTGCAGACATCTTTATGGACCCAGCCTGCTTGGTAATCGGGGTTAAACTTTTCTACAAAGGGCAGCATGCGTTTTCTTGCTAAAATACGCATTGCGAGCTCTTTTTCCGCCTTTATTTGAGCATTTTCTTCTCTTTTGCTCGTTTTTGGCTGTTTTTGGGGTTGTGGAAGCTGGTCCGCTTCATCGGCGGCACAATATACGCATAACCCTTTGGGTAATACGAGGTTTTCTGCTAAAAGTTTCTTACACTTGTAGCATTCTAGCTTCTGAAGGTCTGTCACACTTAGTATTTATAAGTTTTTTTAACTTTTTTCTTCTTTGTAGCCTTTTTTTTAGCTTTTTTTGGTGCTGATTTTTTGTACATACCTGCGTATCCCATATTTTACTCCTTTTGTTAACATTTCCAACGTTTTCTGGCTTGCCTTAGCCTAGAATTCGGGTTTTTAGCTGCTTTTGGGAACTTCTTCATCTGTCCTGCGCTCCTTGCGCAGTAAGACTTACGTCTTTTAGCCGCTTTTGATCCTTTTTTAACTTTTCCTGTAACTGCTGTCTTTAATTTAGAGCCTGGGTTCTTCCTTCTATAGGCTGCTACCCCTGCTTTGGTCATTCCAGCGCCTTTTTTAGTTGCCCTAAAGTTCTTTTTGTTCCTTTTGGGCATATTATCACTTTTTCTTGGCACGAGTTCTCCTTTTTGTAGTAGGTTTTCTTTTCCTAACTATAGTCTTCACGTTACGTGGCTTCCCGCCTGGATTCCCCGCTGCACGTTTTCTCTTCACTGCGCTTTTCTTCTGAGCTGCAGTCATAGACTGAGCTTTCGAACGTGGTACGCATTTGGGGTACTTACGTTTACTTTTACCTTTCGCGGATTTTCTACCGCAGGCTTGATACTTGCCTTTTTTCTTTGGGGCACCAATATCAACCCAATCACCCTTGGGGCCTTTACCAAACCATGCGGATAGGCCACCGGTGGGTTTAGCCATTATCTGTAACCGCCACCGCGTTTCTTATAAGTTCTTACTAACCAACCGTTGGCATAGGCTGATGGATAAACTTTAAACTATCGCTTAGCTTCTGCTTTTACTCTAGAATATAAACTAGGGTTTGTTGGCGTAGCTCCGCTTTTTTTCTTAGTAGTTTTTCTTTTTTTTGCTGGCATTTTTACCTCCTGTTTTTGGTATGCTCTTATACTTATTCATCTTCTTCGCAAACTTGGCCATATTGGTTGGGTGAGGGGCGTTGATACCGTGGGACCCTTTCATTTAGTGTCTTCTTCCTCTTTTTCTTCTGGCTTTGAATCTTGCAACTCATCAGTTTGCTCATCAATTTGATCGACCACATTATCAACAATATTTTCTGTTGATTCAGCGACAGTATCAATAACTCCACTTACATCTTCTAAAGCTGATGTTGTAATGTTTCCTGCTGTTTTTACAGTAGAATCAATAACGCTTGTGGTTAAATCTTTACCACCATCTATAACAGCGCCTACCGTAGCACAAGCTGTCATAAAAACTGATACCAATACAAATATAATATTTTTCATAATTTACTCCTTTTTAATATATATTATTTCTTCTTTTTGCCCATTTTTTTCTTTTTAGATTTTTTACCAGACATTTTTTTTTGCGGTTGATTTATACAATGCATTATTTCTTTCCTTTTTTCTTTTTTGCTTTAGCTATTTTATCCTGCAAAAACTTAGGCAAAGTTTTTTGCTTTGCGGTTAATTTTTTCTTTACGGGTTTTTTCTTTTTCATTTTCATAAGTTCTCCTTAATAACCTTTTTTCTTTTTAGATTTTTGCGCGAGCTTGTAAACTTTACGTTTAGCGTTTGTTGCCTGTGCTTGTTGTTGATATTTAGCGGATGCGCCTTTAGCGGATGCGCCTTGTGCTTTTATCATTGAAATTTTTCTATCCATGGTTTTTGCACTTTCTTTAGCTTTTTTGGTTATTAACTTTTGTTTTTGCGCAGTAGTCATACCTTCTGTACTAGCCCCCATACCTTTCATAAATGCTTGAGCGGGTGTTCTAATCTTCCTTGGTTTTTTTCTTGTTAAACCTTTTGCCATTTTCTTTAACGTAGCCATATATTATTCTCCTTTTGGTTCTAAGTATTGTGTATCTACCCCAGCTAACTTTAGCAGCTCGGAGTCCGGTAATCTTTCTAATCTTTCTAACTTATCTACGTTTATATTAACTTGGGTTGCTTGTTCGGGTGCAAATAGACCGTGGAGCTTGCATAGAGAATCGACAACATTTTTTTCTTCGGTAGAAGTCGCGGATTTTCTGTGGGCTTCTAAATACATTTGGGTCGCGGTGTTACGATCAAACTTAACTTCTTCTCGCATCTCTTCTCTTAGATATTGGACAGCTTGTTGCACCTTTGGTTTTTTAAAAACTTCGTACACTGAATCCTGGTTCTTGTACCCCGCTGCACGTCCCGCGGCCGCTTTACTCATGCCCCGTAAAAAATACAAAATGACTCTTTCTTCTTGGACCGAAAGCTCGGATAATTTTACCCCGGCGTAGGGAAAATGAGACTGAAGTTCAATTCTGTCTTCGTCGGTAACCTCAACTGCTTGAGAAGTTAGTAAGCTCATGTGTCCAAAGTAACACATTGGGGTATAACTTGTAAATTTTTTGTTGAAAAATTTTTTTTAAAAAAATATGAAATATATCCCTCATACATCTTCTCCTCTATCATCACAGACCCTACCCCGACCCCGGACCGTTTTCCGTTTACACTTTGTCGTTTCAGTCATTGGAACCTTGTATTGGTTTTTTTGTCGTCAGTCGCTACGCTTTATGACGTTGTTGATTGGTTAGTGTATTTGTTAGTGTCAGACTCGTAACACATTACTACAGTGATATTCAATCGTTAATTCAGGAGCAGGCACTAGCAACTACTATCATATTAACTTATATTCAACAGGAGTAAATCATGAGTATATCTAAAACTATTGGTAAATACAGTTACCATATTCACAAGGCTATCAAGACTATCAAAGTCCCTAATGTAAAGAAAGCTGTTAGCTCTACCAAAGAGCAAGTCGTAGCTGGATACACAGAGGCATTGGTTCAAGATACACCTAAACAAATGACCTTCAACTTCGGAGGTGACAAATGAATAACTACATAGCCAACGCATTAACACTGACGATATTCACAGTATCGTTGGTGTTATTTACTATCATCACTCTAGACATCATCAACTACACCGGACAGCAATCATTGTTTGAACTTCTACTATGGTTAATATTTGGTCTTATATCTCTTATCTTTGGTAAAGTAATCATATTACTAAACCCAGAGGAGGAGTCATGATTAGACATAGCATACTCTGGTATCAATTTAGAGAAAACCATCCGAGGAGAGCATTCATACTCTCCTTACTTATCTGGCCATTGACTACTATCATAGGTCTCATACTCTTCCCAATCGTCTTACTACACACTCTTTATCTTTACATCAACCAACGCTTAGTCATGAGAAAGATATCCAAAGACTTATCTAAGCAAGGCGTATCAATCAACTGGGACAAAGTCCTATCCAACAAAAAATAATCACCTAGAGGGGACTAACCACCCCCTACTATCATCTATTTACTACTATCATCAGTGCCTGCGAGCGTGTGCGAGCAGGTGCATTGTGTCTGCATGATTGGTTCCGCGTGTTCCACGGACATGTGCCGATGTGGAACCACTTCGTGGAACCAAGAAATATATTGCAACCATGCAGGCTTGCCCACTGTTGAGGTGCTCGCGGTTCCATGGTTCCGTGAAAAACAAAGCTTAGCTTTGTAACGGACCGTGGACCTTAGTTAATTGTTAAATGTTAAAGGGACCTAAAAGTAGTGGAACCAGTGGAACCATAACCTATAACCAGCATTCTTACAGCGTTATTTGTGTTCCACGACTCGTGGAACCAAGTGGAACCAAGTGGAACCAAAAATCTATCGCCAGTCGCTACGCTTGGTGGCGTTGCTGGTGTATGTGTGAGTTTGATACGGGTGTATCGAACCACTAACTTTACTTACCTAGGAGGTAAACATGATGTACTCATTATACATATTAAAGCCAGGAAAAGATGGCAAACAAAGGTCTCGAGAGATTGGGACAGCAACTACTAACAAAGACGGTAGTTTTACTCAGTGGTTGGACGTAGCAATTCCAACTGATGGACAAGGCAACTTCGTTCCTGTGTTCATGAGAGAGATTGTGATGAAAGAAACTTCAGCACAACCAACAGCCAGCAATGGCGTTCAACAAGAGTTACCAGTAGCGTAACTCTTAAGGCTACCATGTGACGCCTGTTAACACACATGGGGGTTGTTACCGAAAGCACACGCTCGGATGAGAAGCCGAGCATTTTTATTAATTAATCCAACAAGGAGGTTTGTATGGATGAAGTACATGTACCCAACGAGGTATTACAAAAAGCTGAAGCAAGCGAAATGCGTGAGCGAGCTAATTGTGTTGAATCTGGTAAGTATCTAAAAGAGCTTATCAGAAGAATAGAACTAAAGCCAGAAGGAGGAAATTATGGCAGAACATTTTGACCCAAGTGATC